CCGTGGAACTCCACATATCGAATGAGCTTCGATTCTAGCGCCTCAGCGATCAGTTCGATTTCCGGTCTAAAACAACACCATACGATGATCTTTCCTTGTACCTCGTTTAAGATTTGCATCAATTCGGCTATTTTGGGATTCTTTCCGGGAATAGGAACAGGTTTGACTTTCTCCCCGTCATCATACGGGTAGTGACCTCCCGTTATCTGTAGGAGCCTCATGGTTTTTTCTAAAATACCTTTCGCCTCGTATTCGTACCAATCGATAACGGTATCTTCGTCTGGCCTTGCGTTCTCCATTTCGATAGAATGTTCTTTGTCCATCTCGTGATACAATCTTCTCTGCTCAGGGTTCATCTGAACATATCGAGTGGTGTATATCTTCTCCGGCATATCTTCCCACACGTCCTTTTTTTCTACCCTCGCCGTATAGGGGGCGATCGACGAGAAGAATTCTTCTTCGTTCTTGTATCCTATTATTTTTTGAGTGGTCCTCTCATTGCCATTAGCATCATATCCTACAACTACAGGTATAGTTACGCAATATCTTGCTCTAAAGGTGTAGTAAGAATCCAAGCCTATGATTTCCGGATCTAAAAATTTATATTGAGTATATAGATCCTCTAGACCTTGTGTGATAGACGTGCCTGATAGCACGATGCGTTTCACGCCCAACCACCCATATTTGATGGTTTTATCTGTTCTGGTGGTGTCTGGTGTTTTGATGGTAGAGCTTTCATCTACTATCACCATGCAGCGGCGGCTCATCAGGAACCGTCTCATATAGTCGCCTCCGCCGCCCTGGGATAGCGCCTCTATGCCTATAATGAACCATTGGAAGTCTGTTTTGGTTTCAATAAACTTGTCTGATTTTTTATACTTTCCAGCTTCCAATAGGTGGATTTGAGCGGGTATGGGGCAATGTTCTTTAATTTCCTCTTCCCATACCAGTTTGATTGAAGAGGGGCATATCACAACCACCGCTTCTATTTGATTTGTCATACGCCAAGCACCGGCCAAATTGATGCTGGTATATGTCTTCCCTAATCCTTGTTCAAAGAAGAAAGCGAACGCCTTAAGCGGATATGCTCTTTTCATTTCGCGCAACTGGTGCTCTTTGGGATCATTTTTGAATTGATACCATGCTGGAAATTCGTTCTCTCCCTTGGGCACAGCTTTCAATTCCCGGCGCTTGAGATTGAACACCTCCAATGCCTCTTTTGAGTACATCTGTGGATTGCTCATGTTCTTGGCCATATATTCTATATTTCTACGAAGAGCAGGGGCTGCCCAAGTGCGAGTGGCTTTCCTGAATCGCCTATCAGGTAGGCCCATGACTATGGAATTTTCCCCGACGCTACAGGATATCAGGAACTTGTTGGTTTTTCTATCAAACTCTATTTTCATAATTACTCGCCCATAACGGTGAACATAAATTTCAGACCTACGTGTGACTTGACCGTTATTTTAAACGGTTCGTCTGGAATCATTAACTTCCTATCTTCTATGAACAGTTCTGCCGCCTTGCATGGTGATGAAGCTTGAACATCACCATGCACTGTCGGAAGCATCCCACGATATACAACGACGTGGTAGATTTTGTGCTCACGACTACCAGTATTGAAAACCGGACATGTCAAACTTTTCTTAGCTGGATGCGATACCATCACATGCCTCCCCAGATCAATTGAAATGCATATTCTTTCCCGAAACCCAGTGCCCGGAAGCAATCGAACCTTAGTTGTTCGTCATCTAGGTGATTGGCCATGCTTTCGCGGATGGCCATGCATTCGGCACATGTACAAGCCATTATTCTACACTCCTTTTGGCACCATTGTATTGATGGTGCGTGTTTTCGATTATTTCTTCCATAACCTTGGGATTGTATCGCCCCAAAATGTAATCCGGGCGGCGTTGGTCAGGTTGAGGGCACGCTGCGATGATACGCCATCCTTTGTTTAGAGCTTCTTGTAACGCGTCAGTGCATTGGTCTTCTAACAACAAGGTTTCGTTGAACATCAACATTCCGTTGCCGGGCATATATACTTCACATTTTTGGTTGAACTGACCTTCTATCCCGGCGGCTAAGTCTTCTAATTTACTGATAATCGCTCCTACCCTGTCGATGGCGGATGATCTACCATCGATTCCCTCGTTAATGCTAGTCACAGCTTTCGATTTTATTTCAAACTCGATTTTGTTGATAACTAAATCAGCTATCACATGCTTACTTGCTACGAATGTTCCTACCCCGTACCCTGTGCGTTCTGATTCAGGAATGCATATGCCCATTGATTCCAATTTGGAATACCGCTCATTTATACGAGCGTCATCCCACAAGTATGGCAAAACTATAATAAACAATTCAGTTTTCATTTTTGTCACTCTCGATTAGGTTTGATAGTTGTTCGATGGTAGGAGCTTTCTTTCTTCTTCTATATTTTCTATTGCTGTTGATCTTGGGTGTTACGGGGTCCATGTGCCACGGATTGCAACAGGGGCGATTCTCGCAAACGTGGTCTAACTCCTTTCCCCTGATGTCCTCTTTGGTTATCATCTCGTAGATTAATCGATGGGCCTGAAACCTTATTCCATACAGTCTCACACGTTGATAGCCATTGGAACTAGGATCTTTGCCCTCAAATATCCAACATCCCGATTTTTCACATATGCGTATCTTTGATGCTATGTGCTCAGGTAGGGAGGCAATAATCACTTGTGATTTTTCGACCATTTTCTCCATTGCCTCTTTCCGGTAGTCGGTTCCGGTGCGGCTCATATCGGCTCCACCTCATCTCGTTTGATTGATGATAATGGCTTAAGAACACTTCCTACTTTCGCCCTGCCGTAGGATATACGTAGCTCTTGTTTGTCCTTGTGGTATTTGACCTCTACCTCGAAACGAAGATATAGCCAAACCATTCCTAGAGGGATAGATAGTGCCAATAATAATGCCGAGATAAAGCCTAACAACAATAGGTGTTCTGCGTTCATGGTGATTCTCTCTTCGCTCTTGGTAAGATGCCCGGTACGTCCGGGCATCTTGATTCACATCAACTTTTTGCTACTGGTCGCTTATTCTTCCGAATCGTCGCCATCTTCCAGCAGCGAACGCACTGCCTTGGTGTTGGCTTGATAATCGGCGAAAATGGCAGAAGTCATGTTCTTAACAGCGCGTTTGGGAGTAGCAGCCCAACCGTTTTCTTTGTCCATCTTCTCACCGGAAGACAGGACCTTGCTTTCCAGAGCATATACTTGCTTGCCGGTTGGCTCTTCGTTTTCGTCCAATTCGTCTTGAACAACGACGCGGTAGACTTCATGGACCGGAGACGGCTTTTTGCCCTTGCGCTGAACGGTGCCATCTTCGTTACGGATGATCTTACCCTGTGCTACGAAATGATCGGTCAGATAGTCCAGGTATGTGCTAATAAAGGAATAATCGGCCAGTGCGTTGACGATATCTTCGCGGGTCATCGGCTTGTCGTCGATAACGTTCAAGAAATCTTGTTTTTTGAGTTGTTTCGGCTTGGATACGGGGGCCGGGGCTGTCTGAGTCATTTTGCATCTCCACGATGATTGGTTGGAACAAGAATGTTTCATATAACGCCCCGCTATTTTACCATAAGTGATATGGTACCCGCAATAATTTGTTTTCCTCGTGATATAGTATCAGGAGTTACAACCCGTAGCGTTTTGCGTGGTTCGTCTCCCGTGTTCTTCTCTGAGCCGTCCGTAGACCACGTACTGATATAGGTATAGAAGGAAGAGAAGCCAAGGAAGAAAAAGAGGAGTGCCGTCCGGCCTGCTTCTCACAGGAGATTGGCAATTCGCCCTGAAATGAGTATGTTTCATGATGTTTCACGATGTGTATAAAAAAATGGCCCCATATGGGGGCCACAATATTGACGATCTCTCCGAACCCGAACATATCAGGGACGACCATTATACCATGGTCATGGTCTACCGTCAATATTCCTCTTTCTCCATATTTCTTGAAATGGTGTCCCAGTGAGGCGGTACGGGCATGCCCGGCCTATGATTCGCTTCGATATCGAGGCTCATGTTTATCCAACAGTTGACCTTCTCCGTATCTCTTCCGTTTCTGGTGGATCTTGTGATACGCTTTTTGAATTGGAATCTGTCTTCGTTTCGCAATGTCTGTCTGACCATGACCATGATAGCGGATTCTTTAGCATCCCGTAGGCCGGGGATAGTTTTTGCGTGCTCGATTATCTCAGCCCAAGTGACGCGAGTTTTGTCCTCCATCCACTCCAATATCTCGGTCAGACCTATCTCCTCATAACGATGACTATCGTTGATATCAAACTGGGCATCACGTAACTCTTTCGGGATGGCTACCAGCAGTGCGTTGGGCGGCAGATCCAACTCCCCCTTATTGAAACTTGTTACCAGCTCCCCCCACAGTTGATCCCTGATTTCGTCCATAACTCCCTTATCTTGATCACCTACTCCGATTGCCACCGAACCATGGTTTATCGAACAAAACCGTCTGGTTCCTGTGATATCCCGATAAATATCATTGTTGTTCGATGTTCCCCCCAGCACGCATGTACGCGGATTTTCTACCGTGTCTTGCCCGTACGGTCTCCGATAGTGATCGACCTGAGTCGAAATGAATTGCTTGATTTTATCGTCTGCCGCCTTGCCTCCTCTCTTGATAGGGCTAAGTTCAGGCATCTCAACGATGAGTTTCGCATGGAGCTTAGATAGTTCGTCTCGATTATCGCGGCCACTGGCAACGATGCTATCTTGTATAGAGTCGGTGAACCATGATGGGTCTGGACATAGGTCGCGGAAAAAGGTCGATTTTCCGATACCTTGTTCGCCAAAAATATTGAGGACGATTTCCATTTTGCAGCCGGGAACACAAGCACGAGCCGCCGCCCCTTGTAACCAGAACCACAGGAATCCCTCATATGCTTTTCTAGTCGGTTCATCATAGTCTGCATGGAGCTTGTCCTCAAATTTTAGAACTTCTGTGCATAGGCGATAAAAGGCTGGTCCCGGTCCCAATCTATTGGATCCCCAGAAATTGGTATCTCTTCCTTCTCTATGATCGTGTTTCGCGGCACACGACATCATATAATCACGCGCTACGTTGGAGTGAGGGCGATCTTTAAACGCTATGTACTCGATTGTAGATCTGATGACACCAGCCGGAAACTCTACTCCAAATTTCCGGGATATCCAAATCTGGATTCCCACAGAGTAATCAGCCACCATCGCCAGAGGCTTTTTGTTCAAGGTATACCGTTGGTAGAAATCGTCATATTCGATAGCGCCGTACTCGAACTCGAACAAGGGCGATGATAATATCTTTTCCAAATTTTTAGCGGTGCGTAGGATGGCACCCTTGTCTGATTTGTCTAAATCTAGAGTGCTGACAACCTCTCTTGTTTTCGATTCTTCTCTGGCCTTCTTAAAAGCTTCTGATCCAATGGCCGATTCTATCTTTCTGCGTACCATTTCCTCGTCTGGCGGGTCCATCCTCGCCAAGATATCGGGGGCCAGTGCCCACAATTGGTCTTCGTCATAGCCTATCCCGACGAATCTCATGAGATCCATGTATATGTTTCGATCACGTCCATCGCCATGGTCACCGGGGGCTGATTGTACATATGCCTCTTGTAGCTTGACGCCTCCCCTGCCCTTGGGTTGTCTACCGTTCAGTACGTCTACCAGCCATTGTGGCATGTCGATGATGTCGGTGATAGAGTCGTCCCAGCGATAGAACTTGCCATCTTTGCCCGGTTTTTTGGATGGTTCTACAAACGTGATGCCCCCGTTCTCTACCGGATTTTTCTTTAGCCCGCCACGAGTGTCTACTCCGGGATACGATACCTCAGAATTGCTAACTATTTCCGGGTGGTACTTGAAAATCAGGTGGCGACCGCCGGATGGCGTATATGCCATCAATGTTTGAAGATCTGCTCCCTCCCCATCGTCGTATTCGCCGTACGCCATTTGAAGGTCTGCCAAGACTTGGATGCCGTTTATTTCCTTGGCATCTAGATCTATGGCACAGTATCCAGCCTGACCGCCATGCGCCATAGCGATAGATGCGCCCGGATAAGCACCTGTTGTGGGGTGCCACCATTCGTCTATCTTAGCTAGAGATTTACTTGCGTGTCTTTGAGAGAGTCCCTTTGGGTATCCCGAATATTTTCCTGTGGAGTCTCCGGGGCGAAAGGGTATGATCATGATGCCGTTTTCTGCGTACCAGCGAGCGGCTTGGTGTATTTTTATATTGTAGTCGTCAATACCATCGATGAGCTTGTGTAGAGATTTGATGTTCAGAGACGAAGGCGCATTGCGCCTCAGCGAGTTGCTAGGCATATGTGTACCTGATGTTGTTGTGGTCGGAGCATGTATGATAACATGAAGCGATGCGAGACGTCAATCCCTATATACCTAGGTAGTATTTCCAAACGCAATATATGAGTAGCCGGAGGCCCCGTAGAACGGCGTTTCTGAGAAATTCCCTATATTCCCTATATATAAAATATAAAGTGTTAGGGAAAAAAATTGGGGGTAGTTAGGAGGTAGGATATCAGAAAAAAACCTCCCGGAAAGAGATATGAGCGACCATGGGAAATATGTGCAATATGGTCAGAAGCCCCGTCCGACGCGGCCTCTGACCCGCTCATATTTGCTCAGATTGCGCTAAAGTCATTTCCTCCGGGGATACGCACAGTCCGGTTATTCTTGTCAAGTTATCCAGATTATTATCTATCAATACCAGATTGCCATCTTCAAACACCCCCCAGCAATTATGATATTCTATGCCGGATGGATGTTTGAAATAGGTGATGTACTCTATATAACTTGGCATCAGTCGGCCTTAACCAATTTGCGCATCCGATTACCTAGGCACATCCGTTGTTGACCGGGATTCAGGTGGCTATAACCAGCCTTTAGAGTGGCAATTGGTGTTTCCAATGTGGAGGAAGCAATTTGGTAGACTTCTTCCAGAGTCTTGCCACGAAGCATACTGGCTACCAAATCACCGTTGTCACATGAGTTGCGGCCAGACGCTGCCTTGCAAGGAAAATAATTGTAACGGCTCTGGTCGATGTTAGGTGAGTTAGTCAACACAGCGCCACCCCACTCATGACCACAAGCTTGACACCAACAACGCTTGGTCATACTAGGATATGGCGCTTCTTTAGCTGCAATTGTTCCTTTGACATCGTTGTAATCGAACATATCCGCAGATTCACCACACTTGGGGCATCCTTTGGCCTTGGTAGATTTTTTGGCCTTAGGTTCCTCGAAAGGCTCTACCTTGGTTTTGCCTACCTTGACTATGGTGCCATCTGACAGTTCAACAGTAGCTATGCGGCTATTGATTGCGACAAGCAAACCAATAACGTGGCCAGCTTCGCCATCTTTGTCTGTTACTGGTGCAACTACTTTTTGGCCTACGGTTACGTTGGTATTTGACATGGTATATCTCCTGATTGATTCGGAAAATTCGCTCTTCGCTCTTGGGTGTGGGCTATTCCCTCACCATATGTTTATTGTACCACAGATGAGCATACAAAACAAGTATTCATTTCGCAAGCGTTACTATAATATTGAACGGTATCTATAGTGGGGATCTATAACTTGACGTCGATTTCAACACGTGGTAAAATACGCGTATGTTTGGGAAAAGGGGTTTGGCGATGCAACACTGGTATGTAGCGGCTTGCAAGACCAACCAGGAAGACCGGGCACAGGAGAATTTGGGTCGGCTTATGTACGAAGTATATTGCCCTGTCCTCCGCCAAGAGGTGATCAACAAGGATAACAAAACGATCAAGACCACCCTGTTGTTTCCCGGCTACATTTTTGTGCGATTCGATCCTACTGTCCAATCGGCATCTGTTATCAACCACTCGATGGGGGTGCGTAAACTGATAACGTTTGGCGACGTCCTTGTACCGATGGACTCTAGTATTGTCGAATCTATTAAAAGCAGAACTGACGGAATCATCCCGGCACCTAAACCGAGAACGTTTGCTAACGGCGACACGTTTAAAATCAAGGGAGGGTGCTTCAATGGACTCGATGCCGTCTTTGTAGAGCCAATAGGCACTAACAGATCATTGATCCTATTGAGCTTATTGGGAAGCAAACAACCCGTCACGGTTGACAATCGCTATATAGCGTAAGCATATCTAGCCACGAATTTTTCGGCAATCTATAGGCCACATATAGTGGCGGTAGCGTATGCGATGATAGACTTCAGCACCATTGGGTATAAGTTCACTGAAAAACAGATGAACGCCCTACATCACTACATAACGAACGGGAACAAGGTAGAAGCCTATCGTTATGCCTACAACACCGAGAACATGAATGAGAAGTCCACTTACAACCGAGCGAAGGAGCTATGGCGAAAGTGGTATATGAAAGAAGCTTGCGAGCTTATCCAGAAAGAGGCTATGAACAAATTGAGCGAGAGAGCAAACGACATAGCAGACCACGCTGCGTGGGTACTCGAAAAGGCCATGTTACTTGCGTCCTTCAATATCCGTAAGTTTATCAAGATCGATGATTTTGGCAATGCGGTGTATGATTTCTCAACGGCCACTGATGATGATTGGTACTGTATCAGCGAATATACAGTAGACGAAATCGCCAAAGGTTCAAAGGATGATAAATTTTTTGTTGATAGAGTCAAACTCAAATCACATGACAAGATCAAAGCTCTTGGACTAGTTGGTAAGCACGTCAAGGTTCAGGCGTTCAAAGAAGTGACGGAAAACATCAACAAAACCGACATGCGAATTACCTCAACCAACGCTGTCGATGCAGCCAATGAATATGAGAAGATAATGAGATAATGCCTCTACCTTTCCCAATCGACTTTAGAAACCCGGACTACAGAGCTGTTTTTGAATGGCGAGTAGAAAGGTTATCAAGACTCAGAGCGCGAATTGAGGAAGATCCGGAGGCATTGGACAGAATATTCACATACTACGCCAACAACCCCGTTGATTTTATACAAGATTGGGGTATGACTTACGACCCACGTAACGTGGGCACACCTATACCGGCCAAGATGCCGTTTATATTGTTCCCTCGACAAGAGGAGTGGTTACATTGGACGATAGAAAGGTGGAGAGCTGGCGAACCCGGCATCACTAAAAAATCACGTGACGTTGGCATAAGCTGGTTGGCTGTTGGTTTGGCCGACACATTGTGCCTGTTCAATAATGACATGTCAGTGGGCTTTGGTTCGCGTAAAGAAGAATATGTGGACGATACAAAACGCCCAAAAGCTTTGTTCCACAAGGCACGCCAGTTTATAGAACTGTTGCCACATGAGTTTCGCCGTGGGTGGAATAGAAAACAACATTCTGCTCACATGAGAATAGAATTTCCGGCCACAGGATCTGTGATCGCTGGCGAAGCGGGAGATAACATAGGCCGTGGCGATAGAACATCGCTCCACTTTGTTGATGAGGCTGCGCATTTAGACCGCCCTCAGTTGGTAGAGGCATCACTGTCCGCTACAACCAATTCCCGGCAAGACATGTCATCAGTAAACGGAACAAACAATCCGTTCTATGAGAAAGGCCAGCGATATCCTGAGCGTCAGATTTTTGTCTTCCATTGGAGAGATGATCCACGTAAGGATGATGCTTGGTATCAGAAGAAATGTGAAGAATTAGACCCGGTTACTGTGGCTCAGGAAATCGACATCAACGAATCCGCATCAGTAACCGGCATCATCATCCCAGGAGAGTGGGTCAAGGCATCAATTGACGCTCATATCAAGCTTGGGATCAAACCTACGGGCGAGAAACTTGGTGCTCTTGATGTTGCGGATGAGGGAATAGACCTTAACGCGTTTATTGGCCAGCATGGTATCGTCATTGAGTATATAGAGGGCTGGAGTGGACAAGGATCTGATATATATGCCACTACTGAAAAGGCTCACGACATATGCGACATGATGGGCTACAAAAAGTTCAGATATGACGCTGACGGTATCGGTTCTGGCGTACGCGGCGACTCTCGCATAATAAACGAATTGAGAGCCAAAGAGCAAAGACCAACTCATGAGCCAGTGCCATGGTGGGGTTCTGGGTCAGTTGTGGATCCAGAAGAGGAAATCGTAGAAGGGTATCCAAACGAAGACTTCTTCTTAAACGCCAAATCCCAAGGTTGGTGGAATCTGAGGCAATTGTTTCTCAACACGTATCGTGCTATACAGGGTATGGACTACGATCCGGAGAGCATCATATCTATATCAAGCGAATGTCCGCAGTATTTGCGTTTGGTGACCGAATTGTCACAACCCACGTATACCAAAACAGCGGCTGGCAAAATCATAGTCAACAAGAAACCTGATGGCGCTAAATCTCCTAACTACGCTGACGGGCTGATGATTCTAAAAGCCAAGTCTCAAGAAGAACCTATGGGATTCTTTACACTATGATTCGTAAAATCGCAAATTATTTTTCTCGCAAGGACAAGAAAGACGAGAAACCCACTGCGTCTAGCAGCAATGGGTTTTTTAGTACCAGTCTTCCAGTGTTGAGAAAGCCGCTATCCGACATGGATAAGATGACTGTTTTGAGCAAGTCTCTTCAAAAGACCATAGCTGACTACAGCATAGACAAACAAGCGGCTGATAGTGCGGTCGCCATAGCCCAAGACTCAAGCAATAGAATGACGATGCACGGGCTGCAGGCTGGTATACCTGATATCCAATTGATGTGGTATGCATCCCAAGGGTTTATAGGTTACCAAGCTTGCGCCATTCTGGCACAGAATTGGTTGATTGACAAAGCCTGCTCTTCACCTGCCGAGGATGCCATACGAAACGGGTACACTGTCACCATAAACAACGGTGATTCAGTTGATCCCAGGATCATCGATGAGTTTAAGCTTAAGGATAAACAATACAAGGTCAAGGAAAATCTAGTCGAGTTCGTCCATTTCTGTAGGGTTTTCGGCATCAGGCACATGTTGTTTGTTGTAAACTCAGCAGATCCTGATTATTACGAAAAGCCATTCAATCCTGATGGTGTGACTCCGGGCAGTTACAAGGGGATGAGTCAAATCGATCCCTATTGGATCACACCCGAATTCGACGCAAGCTCTGCCTCCGATCCAGTATCGCAGAATTTCTACGAACCGACATATTGGCGTATCAGTGGGAAGAGATATCACAAAAGCCACTTCGTGATCATCAGGAATCGAGAGGTAGCAGATGTTTTAAAACCGTCATATATTTATGGCGGAATTCCGTTAACACAGATGATCTACGAGAGAGTCTACGCTGCGGAGCGTTGTGCCAATGAGTCACCCCAGTTGCTGTTGTCCAAACGAACCACAGCGATACATACGGACATAAAAGAAGCACTGGCAAATCAGATAGCGTTCGATGCTCGTATGGAGCTTTGGCAACAGTATCGAGACAATTTCGCTGTCAAATTGTTGGGACTAAAGGAGACAATGGAGCAGATAGACACTTCGTTAACGGATCTAGACGAAACTATCATGACTCAATATCAACTGGTGTCGGCGATAGCTAAAGTTCCATCTACTAAGCTCTTAGGCACAACCCCCAAAGGGTTTAACGCCACAGGCGAATATGATGAGGACAACTATCACGAGGAACTGGAGTCTATCCAATCAAAGTTCATGGAACCTGTATTGGAACGCCACCATATGCTAGTTATGCGATCACATATGGTGCGGAAGTTCAAAATGTCCCCTTTGAACACGAACATCAAATGGGAGCCGCTCGATATACCCAGTGCCAAAGAACAAGCCGAAATCAATCAATCGAAAGCCGCTACAGGAAGATTGTTGGTTGAAAGTGGAGCTATCGACGGCATTGATGAAAGGAATCGAATCGCTAATGATCAATATAGCGGATATACCAATATCCCTGAGATAGATATCGAGATCCCAGATGACACAGACGAAACCGAAGAAGAGACCGCCCCTGTTGACGAAGAGCAAAGGGCAATGGGCCGATCAGTTTAAGCCGGACCAAATCAAAGGCTCCACGCTGAACTACAATGCTGCGCTTCAAATGAGGTACGAGAAGGAAATACAAGGACTGGTTAGTCAAATGACGGCTCAGGTAGAGCGCAGCATCGAGCGATTTTTTAAAGGCGAGCTTGCTGAAGAATATTTTGCATCCGATGCCAGTATATCGACCCAGGCCAAATTTTTGACCAACAAGCTTACCAATACATTTGAATCGCTGTTCAAAAAACGGTCACTGGCGATGGCTCAACGTATGGTCAAGGGCGCATCGAAAATCAGTAAAAGTGCTCTGCACTCGTCCCTAAAAGAGTTATCGGGCGGCTTATCTATCAACACCGGAGTAGTGCCATCTGAATTGGAGGAGGTTTTTTCCGCCATCATAGCCGATAACGTCGGTTTGATAAAGTCTATTGCCTCTGAATACTTAGGCAAAGTACAAGGTGCCGTGATGAGATCGATTCAGCCGGGAGGGAATGGTCTGCAGGATCTAGTGCCATTTCTCAAGGCTCAAAAGGGCATCTCACAAAGGAAAGCTAAAAATTTAGCTTTAGATCAAACCAGAAGAGCTTTTAATGACGCCAATTCTATCAGAATGCAAGCGGCGGGGATAGAAGAATTCGAATGGATACATTCTGGTGGTGGCGCGCATCCTCGCCAAGACCACATAGATATGAGCGGGAAGACATTTAGATTTGACAATCCCCCCGTGATAGGGGTGATGTACGGTTCAGAGGTGCGGGGATTTCCGGGACAGGTCCCCGGATGTAGATGCACCATGCGTCCAGTTATCAGACTCAAGGGTTAACATATGGGTTCCATGATTGACATGAACGGGTGGAAGGAAATCAAAGACAATCCTTTGTCCTGTGTCGGGGTTTTCCCATATATGGGTCGCGATATCCCCGGCGCTCCCGATCCCGAAGCTATATACTATGTTCTCCGCCCTGAAGAAGAGCTTAGCGATCCAGCGTGTATCGAATCGTTTAAGCTTTTGCCATGGGTGGATGATCACACTGTTCTTGGTGCTGGGTATGTTCCAGCTGAACAAAAAGGGATACACGGCACAATAGGAGAATCGGTATACTACAAGGACGGTTATCTTAGAGGGAACATCAAAATATTCTCCTCTATGTTAGAACAACTAATTGCTAGCGGCAAGAAAGACCTTTCTTGTGGCTATCGCTGTATATATGAATACGCCCCCGGCACGTATAACGGACAGGCTTATCAATATATACAGCGCAAAATCAGGGGCAACCATTTGGCCCTTGTGGAAGAAGGCCGAATGGGGCCAAGCGTCTGCGTTCTTGACGGACTAGACGTAACATTCACGTTTACCATAGACTCGAAGGAGTTAACACAAATGGCAGAAGAAAACGACAACCCAAATGCCGGGGGCGGTGAAGGTGGTGATGGCAACGGTGAGATGACACTTGCCGAGGCTATCAAAATCCTGAACAGCATTGTCCCTCAGGTGGCCAAAATGCAAGAGGCAATTGATGCTCTTGTCAAGCAACCGGACGAATCGGAGGAATCCATCGTAGAAGACGAGGACGACGCCGAGAAAAAGGTCGCTGCAATGGACTCGCAAATCAAAAGCCTCAGCACTCAGTTGAACGACCTCAAAACCAACGGCATCAAATCCGTCATGTCTGAGGTTCATCGCCGTGATGAGCTTGCGAAAGCCTTATCACAACATGTGGGAGCGTTCGACCACTCTCTCATGACAGAACAGGAAGTAGCAAAATACGGGGTGGAGAAACTTGAGCTTGCCTGTGACTCTGGTCACGAAGTTGCAATCGTAAAAGGTTTCTTACACAACCGTCCTGCTCCCTCCTCATTCAACAGCACACATGCCCAAGACAGCAACAATGCCAGCAACACCGGTCTTGTTTCCGCTTGGGCTAACGGGGAGGACAAATAATGTTCCAGCAAACCGTTCGTAATTTGTTAGCAGATGGTATTGTGGGCGAATCCGCATATGACGGTCCGCGCCGCGCAGCTCCATTCATCCTGCGTTCAGAAGATGCCGCAAACAACGTCATTGGCCGAGCTTTCACAGTCCTGTCAGAGGGCGTTGCTCGTGCAGGTGGCACTGGTGTTTTCGCTGGTATTTTGGCTAACCCCAAAGTATATGCCACTTCCGGCACTGCAGCCGGGGGTGCTCTTGCCCCAACTATGGTACTTCCCAACGAAGTCAGCGCGGAGTTGGTGACCATGGATATTCTCAACGTGGCTCTTGGTGGTCCAGCTAATATTGGCGATCTGGTTCAATATGACGTGGAGACCGGTGAATTATCCACCATTTCAGCCGGAGCTACGGTAACTGGTTCTATTGCTACCACCACATTGACTGTGACTGAGGTTATCTCCGGGGAGTTGGCGGTTGGAATGGAAATCAGCGGAGATGGCGTTGCCGCTGGCACCACGATCACCGCTCTTGGCACCGGTACTGGCGGAACTGGCACATATACCGTGTCAGAAAGCCAAACCGTGGCATCGACCACCATCACAGCCGTAACAGATGGTGAACCAACTGCCGGAAATCGGCTTGTGCCTAACTGTAAAGTTGATCGTAAACAGGTTGACGAAGCAGGTTTGGCAATCGTTACGCTCACCAACTAAGGGGGACCATATGCGTACCAACAATGAGCATCTTCACTTAGGCCCCCGCCACAACAAGCCTCTCAAGATCACTGCCGCCGCTATCGCTAGCGTCGGGATTTTGCGTGAGCTGAACCAAGCAGGGATTACTATCACCCAAGATGGATTGGAAAAAATGATTGCTGCGTATAAGTCAGGAGCTATTGCTCAAGACTCGTTTACGCAACCGATCACTACTCCATCTATCACTACTCCGGTGCAATTTTTACAAGCATGGTTGCCTGGATTTGTGCACGTCATCACTCAAGCCCGAAAAATCGACAAGTTAGTGGGCATCACTACTGTCGGTAGCTGGGAAGACGAAGAGATTGTCCAAGGCGTAATGGAGTTAGTGGGCGGTGCCACACCATACTCAGACTACGGCAACGTTCCTATGTCAAGCTGGAACGTGAATTGGGAAACTCGCAGTATCGTTCGGTTCGAAGAAGGCATGCGGGTATCAATTCTCGAAGAGAAGCGCGCTGCTAAAATTCGAGTAAACAGCGCCGAAAGTAAACGGAATTCTGCTGCCCTTGCCCTCGAAATCAATCGCAACACTATTGGTTTCTACGGGTATAACGGCGGTCAAAACCGTACCTACGGCTACTTGAATGATCCGGCTCTCCCAGCATATGAGTCTGTGTCAACAGGCGCTGGTGGTGGCACCGAATGGAGCACCAAAACGTTCCTTGAAATCACTGGTGATATTCGCGAGATGATTAGCTCTTTGCGCACCAAATCAGGCGCTCAGATCGATCCAAAAGAAGTGGATATCACACTGGCTGTATCGACCGGTTCCGTAGATTACCTGTCGGTAACTAGTGATTTTGGTAACTCTGTTCAAGATTGGTTGACCAGCACCTATCCCCGCGTACGCGTTGAATCAGCGCCTGAGCTTGATGAAGCGAATGCCGGTGATAATGTGGCGTACATGTACGCTGAGACCATCGAAGACGGTTCCACTGATGACAACCGGGTGTTTATCCAAGCGGTGCCCACCAAGTTTATCACGCTTGGTGTAGAGCAGCGTGCCAAGGAGTATGTAGAAGATTACTCCAACGCGACTGCTGGCATCATGGTTAAACGCCCATGGGCTATCGTCCGTCGTACTGGTGTGTAACACTGATACGCGGTAATTAACAACAGCGCCCCCCAACAGGGCGCTCGTTCAGGAGAAACAAAATGCCAAATCATGTAGCATATGTGTATTCAACCGCTTCCAGTGACAATCGGTACACCAACTGGGTCAAAGGTGGCGGTGATCTTCCGGTACGCGGCGACTCGGTCTTGATCAAGGGCGGTGCCAATGTCATTGGTAAGAATCTGGTGACTCCACGCGGAGTATGTACTCCTGTCACTGCTGAGGAACTCAAGATTCTTGAGTCAAACAAGACTTTTGCTCGCCACAAATCTCGTGGTTTCGTTTCTGTGGAAAAAGTCCGGACAAAGGCCGAAAAGGTAGCTGCCAACATGCAAGCGAAGGATGCTTCTGCGCAGAAGACAGCTAGTGATTTCACCAAGGCCCCAACCACCTCTGACTCCAAACCGCAATAGGTGTTACTATGTCCACTATCCCTTTCAACATTTCTG